AAGATGCACAGCATTGTGCATCTTCTCCTGGGGTTGGTACCCCCGAAGATGACAATCATCTTCCCCTGGGTTGTTATACCCTCAGACCCTCAACAGGCCTGCCATCGGTATTTCGACTTGAAGCTACCGCGCTTCACACTGGATGTAAAGTCTAGCGGCTCAGTTTCTTCAACAGAGCCGTGAACTCTACCCAGAAGTCCATAGAGAGTTGAGAGTTTGATCGGGTCGCTTTGGACGCCGTCGTCCTCAAGCCTTTCGGGCGTGAGTAGATGGAGTCTCGGGCGTAATCCGAGCAAACTTCCACTGTCATATGGAACTTTGCCTTCGTGTAGGTAAGGTTCACCTCCAACCTGAGGCCGCGAGCAATCGCGTACTCTGGTAGATGTGGACTGTCCCCACTTAAGTAGGCATGGTAGTCCTTGACCATCGATATGATCTTCTTTTCGAAGAGGGTCATACGTTATTCTCCTTTGTTCAAATCGGTGCAAATCGTTATTATAATAACAGTTCGTATCGAAGAGCAAAGAGTGGAACCGAAGTCCCGCTCCAGGTCTCCTGGAGCGAGGAATCGGGGTCTTGGACCCTTCTTGCAGCATATCTCGTATGAACTGACACGTCTTCCAAAGACCTTTCATATAGAACTGGTCTGAAGTCGACGCTAAGGACATACAAGTAGAGGCTGTCCAGGCTCGTCGATCATCTAGTGGCTCTTCTCGTAGGTACACAGGCTTTACGTCTGTGCCCGCAAAGAAGTCGCCACCACAAGATTCCCGGAACTGTGAAAACCGGAAAGACTTGCGGATGTTTACTCTAAGGCTATAAGCTTCGAGAGTATCGACGATCGTATCTACGTACTCTACGGGAACGATCAAATCGTCCCCATAGATATCGATGAGCGCAGAATATCGCTCAATCGATAGAGTCGTAGGACGTTTACCATCTTGACTGTGCATAGCCGTGAGGAGTAGTGTATAAAACACCATCGCCTCAACGGGGAAACACATGGCGGAGCCCATCGATGCAAATTTCGATAGGATCACACTTCGCCCGTCAGGTAATTCGGCATGTAAAGAGCGGCTATCCTCAAGATATTCGAGGAGAGACGTAGACTTGAAAATGCGCTGTACAAGCGCAAGATGCACCCTATCGGATGCGTCTTTCAGGTCCAAGGTTGCAAGCCTTCGATCTTTACTGCTCTGGTGAGCGAGTCTCTGATTAACTGTCTGATCGGTAAACCGAACAGAATGTTTCGTCAGGCGATGAGTCTCAAGCGTCCTTACAACGTGGGACATTAACCCTTGTTGCATGTACTGGACGTGAGAGGGCTCAATTGCAATGACTCGTGGCGCCTTAAGCGTCTTCGGCACGAATACTACTCGGACGGCTGGTTCTTCACCAACGCCGAGGTACTCGATACCGGATTCGCCTGAGGACTCTCCTTCTCCGTACCCTGCTGCTTCCCAGTAATTAGGGAAGCAGTGCAGGTCTGAGGGAAAGGTGAGCTCTGCTCTATCGTGCCACTTTGAGATCGTATATCGGCCGTTATGGCCAAGACGATCCGCAGTGACACCAGGGCCATGACGACAAATAAGACTGTTACCATCAAACTCAGGAAAAACCTGAGTCCAAAGGATTCCAGATATTTTGTCAAGGTAATGATCCTTTCTGTTAGTTATAACAGATGTCATGAGCCGGAGCTCCGCCTCAACATCGATGAAACTCTGAATTGCGTCCTTCTCTCGAAGAGGGGTGCAATCTTTCTTTAGCTTCTTGAAGAAGCGAGAAATTTGTCGGATAGCATAAATGCTATCATGACAGGGTTCATCGAGTAACTCACCCGTACTAGAAAACACACGTTTGAAGAAACCTCCGAGAAATCGGGGGAGACTTCCATGTCCCGAAAAATTAGTGGGACATGTGAAACGCCCAGACTCAATGCCGCTTTCGAGCGCGTCAGAGAGAATGGGGAGGGTTAGCGTAAGGAACGCCAATCCTTCGTGTTTACAACGATGTACCATTGTAAGTACATCGCGCTCTGCAGATAAGCCTAAGTGCATTGATAGTTCTTCTATCAACACCTTGAGGAGCATGGTTGGTCTTTTCACTTAAACCTCATTTCTATGGGGAATAAGGACCATGCAATGCGAAGCCGGACTCAGTGGTTAATATTCACC